TAGCTGCGCAGCGCGTGGTAGGCGGCGCGCAGCAATTCGCGAGCGCGGGCGGGATCGAGATCGGGTTTCATCGGCCGACCTCCTCCGCATGAGCGGCAAAGGGCCAGGGCTCGATCAGGGTGGCGTGGACCGGCTTGCTGGTAATCGCGCTTCGCAGCGTCAGGGTTCGCACGCGATGGCGCGAGCCGCTATAGCTCTGCAGCGTAGTGCGCAGGCGATCGTCGACCGGCACGTCGATGTCGTGCCTGGCGAACAGGCGCTGCAGCTCGGGCAGCACGATCGCGATGCGGCCGGTCGGGGATCCGCCGAGGTGGTTCCACTTGACCTTGCGGGCCGTGAGCGTCTCCAGGGCGATGCGCAGGCGGGCGATCAGCTCGTCCGGGCCCTCGCCGAGATCCGCGAGCCGCGGTGCGGGAATGCCGATCCGATCCGCGTCATGTGCGAGCAGCGCGTGCAGGTACCTGCGCGCCTCCGGATTGGTCTCGGCCGCGATCGCCGTAAGGAGCGACGGCGCCGACCGGCGAGCAGCATCAAGCTCCTGCCAGGCCGGCGCCGTCGGCCGCACCGCCACGGGGGGGGACAGGCGCGACCTGGTGAAGTGGGCGTGCAGGACCGTGAAGCAATCCCGCCGAAAGAGCATCATCCGTTCGCGCAGCTCCGGCTGGAGCCGTTTGACGTCGATGCCGAAGAGGAAGCCAGACAGCAGCTCGATCGGCAGCGTCATCAGCTCCTGGACGCCGCCGGCGGAAGGCACCTGCATCATGCAGGCACCTTCCTTCAGCACCTCGTCCCGCATGATGCGCTGGCGCTGGCCCTCCCAGGGAAGGCCGAGGATGGCGCAGAACGGCTTCATCGGGATCCGGATCTGCTCGCCCTCTCGCGCGGCGAGGATCTCGAATTCGTGGAATGGCACGGCCGCGAAATGCGGCGCGGCCGTGAGCGCGGTCGTGGACGCGATCATGGTACCTCCGGAGGGCTGGGGTTGAGGGCAGGCGACCATCAATTCCTCGCCAGCCAGGTGATGCCGGCGACGAAGCAGATGACCACAAGCAGGACGAAGCCGTAGAAAACCCGGGCGGCGATACGCTCCTCGCGATGCATGCGCGCCCGATTGGCCTCGAAGTCGTCGATCACAGGGATTTCTCCCTGCAGGCAGTGCAAAAGCTGCGCGTAGCGTCGGTCCAGGCGCAGCCCGTCCTGCCATCCTGGCAGGCGTCTTCCTCACTGCAGCCGCAGCCGCGGCAAACGCCGCCGACGGACAGGCCCTGGGCGATCGCCAGATAGATGTTGGGCTCAAGGCTGAAGATCTGGCGCAGTCGCCGGAGATCGGCCCATTGCAGATCCGCGCGATCCTGCTCGGCTTCCTCGATCGCGGCGATCGCCGCCGGAATGCCGACCGGGCTGCTCGTGCAGGCGACGGCAACGTCATGCACGGACAGCCCGGACGCCTCACGACGCAGGCGCAGATAAGCGCCGGCGGTAAGCTCGGTTTCGTGAAGGGGAACAGCGCTGGCCATTACAGCGCCTCGCCACAGTTGGGCATGGCGCTGCGCGTGCAGATCAGGGCGACGATCGCCTCGTCGGTTTCCCGGTCGGCGGCGCGGCGCTCGCGTTCGCCGGCGCCAGGGCTGGCGGCAATCGCATGGGCCGCGAAGGCCTCGCCGACTTCGCGGCAGGCGTCGGCCAGCCGCTCTGCCCGGGACGCCATCGCGACAGATGCGCGCGCGCGCGCGATCTGCAGCTGGGTTGTGTACCAGGCTTCGAACGGGGCGATCGTGGCGCCGGTCGCCTCGATATAGGCCAGGTCCAGCTTGAGCGCGTCTTCGAGCGGCACGCCGGGCCCGACGTCCGGCTCGGACCATTTGCGGATGCTGCGCTCGCGCCGGCCGGTTAGAAGCTCGGCCGCGTGCCAGCCGATCCGGTCGACGATCGTCACCAACGCGCGGTGCGGCGAGAGAGCGGAGCGGAGCTTGGTCATTGGCCGGTGTTTTCGCGCGGTGGGATCGCGCCGAGGTGGACCAGTTCGGCGCGGAGGCCGATCATCGGCTGCTCCAGAAGCCGCACCGCAATCTCGGCGGGCGTGCGCATCGCGCACAGCGCCTCGACCTGGGCGCATAGGCGGCTTGCCTGAGCCACCAGCGCATTGATGTCCTCGGGCGAAAACTGTGACGGATCGTAAACGACCGAGCGGCGGGCGCGCGCTAGGCGATCTTTATGCCAAAGATGATTGCCCCCCGTTTCCGCGTTCATGACAGCTGCCGGTCTTCTGGGAACGGGAACATCACGTCTTCGGCGGTGACCTCGATCCCGAGTTCGCGTGCGCGGTGGAGGACGATTGCTTGCCAGCTGGCCGGAATACGGCGGGTGCGCTTCCAATAATGGACTGTGCTCGCCTCGCGAATGCCGAGTGCGCGCGCCATCGGTCGCGTGCCTCCGAATCTCGAGAATAGGTCGGGCGAATCCATGACACGCACCGTGTGATTAAACTCAACACGAGTCAACGCAGATTCACACAGAGCGTGTGATTATTTCGAACTATAAGGGGGAATGGGTGACGTGAATGAACGTCTGAAGGAGCTGCGCGGGCGGGCGCGCCCCAAATTGTCGGTGCGTGAAATGGCCGGAAAGCTGGGCATGTCTCACCCTGGCTACTATTTCTATGAGCGCAAAGGCGGGTTCAAGCAGCCGTACCTACCCGTCGATCTGGCAACGCGTATAGCGAACATCCTGGATCAGCGCGGAGTTGATCCTGATGAGGTGATGACCTTGGCGGGGGTGGCGAGAAGGGACTTTGTTCCTGCCCTCCACCCGTCGAAGGACGAGCAGGGAGAAATGGCTCAACTGGTCTCGGCTTTGCCGCGAGAACATTGGGTTTTTTTTGGCCGCGAGATATTGAAGAAGATGTTCGGTGAGCAGGCGACTTGGATCGCCCGTGAATCATCGCTGCTCGATCAAGAGGATCGAGACCGGGTCGTTGATTACATCCGCCTCCTTCGAAGTGCTCGGCCGACCGCCGACGCTGGCGACACCGTGCATGATCCTCAACACACACGCGGATTGGAAGATCGGCAATGAAAGTGTAAGGCGTCGCTTGACATGAGTAAGGCGTTGCCTTACACATTCCCCATGATCAAGACGTTCCGCCACAAAGGCCTCGAAGCTTTCGCCACCACCGGAGACGCCTCGAAGCTGCCGGTCAAGAATCACAGCCGGGTCCGCCGCATTCTGCTCGCGCTCGACGTTGCCAGCGTACCGGAGGACATGAACCTTCCCGGCTTCCGCTTCCATGGGCTGAACGGCAAGCCGAAGCGCTACGCGGTCGACGCCAGCGGCAATTACCGGGTGACGTGGGGGTGGGAGATCGCGGACGCGATCGACGTCGATATCGAGGATTATCACTGAGGGCGGGAACGACAGTTTCGCTCTCAATATCGTGGTGAAGTGTCAACCAACGGTTGACATGTAAGGCGTTTGGTTACACATATTAGCTATGAGGTCAGGCGTCCTGATGGGCCGACCGAGGAGGCAGAATGACTACGAAGCTGGCGGGCCTGGCCCCGATGCATCCGGGAGAGCTTCTCCGGGAGGAGATCTTGCCCGGGCTGCGCAAGCCGAAGGCGGAGATCGCACGCTTGCTCGAGGTATCGCGGCAGTCGCTGTACGACATCCTCGCGGAGCGGCAGGACGTGACGCCGGCCATGGCGCTGCGCCTGGCGAAGCTGTTCGGCAATTCGGCCGAGATGTGGGTCAACATGCAGCGCAACTACGATCTGCGCATAGCGGCGGAAAAGGATGCGGAGATCCTGGCGCGCATCCCGACGCTAGAAGCGGCCTGATCGGAAACAATCCGTAACGGTTAAACTTGCATCAGGTGCAATTCATCGCAGTTTAGCTATGGTCATGTTTACGATGGACGAAGCATCAGAAGTTCCCGGTGCACATGATCCCGCCGATCGGCGGCAGGCGAACTGATGGTGGCGGAGCTGCGCCATCGCAGCGTGCGTTCTTCGGTGCTGGGGTTCGTGCGCGACTACCGCGCATCCCATCACGATAGTCCCAGCCTCGGCCAGATCGCCAATGCGGTCGGCACCAGCAAACCCCATGCGAGCCGCGTGCTCGAGCAGCTGGAGCGCGATGGCGCTTTGCGGCGTCTCCCCGCCGATGCTCGCCAGAAAAGGCCCATCGTCCTGACGGAAAATCAGGAACAGGCGCTGGCGCTCCTGCGGTCGCTCGGTTGGGTCATAAACGACGCGGTGCGCAGCGCGTCATTTCCCGTTCCAGATAGTGAACTAGGCGCCGACACTCTGCTGGCGCAACTTGACCATGCGGCGGGGGGCACAAGACATGGGCAGGCGTTCAAAGTCCAAGCGGGCGAAACCCCTGACGCCGGCACGCGCGACCGCGCAGCGCAACCAAAAGATCTTCAAGGCTGCCGCCGTCGCCGGCCTGCCCGAAGCGCAACGCGACGTCGCAGCGCTTGAGATCGCGCAGGTTCCGCAGATCGGAAACGAACCGACACCGATCAAGGAAACCGTCCGCAAGCTAACGGCGATCGAGCGGCTCAAGCGCAGCGGCGTGCTCGAGGCTCATGAAGCGGCCGCCTGCGAATGGTATGCGGACGCCCATACGCTGGGGTTCGACACGATCAGCTGCACCGCGAATTACGAAGGGCGGGGCGGTGGCGGGTTCGGCCCAAGCGATCTGCTCGCGCGCTACAAGCACCAGATGCAGGCCAGGGACGACTATGCCTGGGCCCGCACGTTCATTCCTGCCGGCTATCGCACCTTGTTCGACGCGATCGTGATCGGGCAGCAGTCGATTGCCGGCGCCGCGTCCGCGACGTCATCGCTGAAGCGCAGTCAGGCCGAAAACAGGACGCGGCTGGCGTTGAAGCTGTGCGCAAACCTGCTGTTCGATGGAATCAAGTCGTTGCTGCCGATCGACATGGCGCCCTTTGTGCCGCCACCGAAGGTTGCAGCGGAGGCGCCGGCGAAGTCGGGGGGCTCGTCGCCGGCGCCTCGCAGTAAGCCCACGACGGACGCGATCGACGCGAAGCTGGACAAGGCGATGCTCGACGGGGCGACCGTCGCTGAGATCCACATTGCCAAGGCGATGGCGGACGCGCTGGAGGCCGAAGGCCACAAAGGCACATTCCGAGGGCTGCCGCTATTCGTCCGAGATGGCTGGAACTGGGGTGCTATGCTCGTTCCGCCGGCTCGCGAGGAGGCAGCTTGACGTAAATCGGCAAAGCCTCTACCTGAATTGTCATTGTGTCGTATTGCGACCAGCGAAGGCCCGCCCGTTTCGACCGGCGGGCCTTCCGCGTTTCCGGCGTGCTCTGACCGCCTGACATCCTGACATTTCACAGCTTCCGGCGCCGAGCCCAGGGGTTTCATCCCCGTTACCCTCGGTCGGCGTCGGGAGACCAATGGGGAAATCCGCATGAGCGAACCTGCTCTATTCGGGCGCGATTACGCGTCGCCCGAAGGCCTGGACGGCGCGACCGCGCTGCTAGGCCGCTATGCTTCACTTTCGGCGTTTCGCGATCGGATCGAGGCATCTCGTCAGTCCAAGCTGGCGCGGATCAACGCCGCGGCCGACGCGGCGATCGCGCCGATCGTCACCGAGCTGAACAACATCACCACGGCGATGGAGCCCTGGTGGGCCTTGTCGCGACAAGAGATCCTGGTCGGCAAGAAGAAGTCGGCCGAGATTGGCGGGTGCCAGATCGGCAACAAGGCCAGCCCTGCCAAGGTCGCCTTCGATTTCGTCAATGACGACGCCGCGATCGACGCGATCGGCGAAATCCGCGGCGCAGCCAAGCTGCTGCTGAAGGTCAAGCCGAGCCTCGATCGACCGGCGATCCTGCGGATGCTCGGCGCCACGTCGGGCATGGCCACGGCGCTCAAGAAGGCGGGCTTTCGGTCCGTCCAGGACGAGCTGTTCTTCATCACGCCCTTGCCGTCCGCGCCGCTCGGCCAGCTGGCTCGATCGACGCTGCCAGCGTCGTGAGCATGGCCGCCTCCCAGCTGCGCGCTGCCCGGCCGGCGCAGCTGTTGGCGATGGATCCTCGCGACCTGGCCGACACGGTCGCGATCGTCCGCCGCCTGCAGCTCTCGATCATCCGCGAGCACAATGTCCGCAACCGCCGGAGGCCGTCGCTTGAGGGCCAGCAGGCCTGCACCGGCGGGCTGCTTCTGGGATCGCTCATAGCTGCGCTCGGGTTCGACCCGATCGCCAACGATCCCGAGGAGCTGGAAGCGGGCGTCGGCGCGGAAGCGTGCCGGCGCTATATCGGCCTGGCGTAATGGCTGTGCCGGAGCTGCCGCCGGCACTGGTCGAGCAGCTGCGCGACCTGGCGCGCCGGGTCGGCCGCCTGCAGCAGGATTGGGCCAACCCCGAGCGCTACTACCACAACCGCGATGAACTCGCGGACGAGATCGATCGGCTGACCCGACGCTGACAATCGCATGGCGCCGAGGCGCCGGAGGTGTTCATGCAACCCAAGGTCGTCACCTCCTTTGAGATCGTTGACGCGCACGACCGCACGGTCGGCGCGTTCAAATTCCAGTCGCAGAGCGCGGCGCTGCTGCATGCGCTGGATCTGCTGCGCTTCTTCGACGGCCCTTACTTCGTGGCCGAGGTGATCGAGCGCACTGTTCGCCAGGTCAATCGTGAGCGGTCCGTGCCGCTGCAGGTTGGCCGGTGAGGCCGAAGGTCAAAGCCTCGTCAATGGCGCGGGGCACGACGTTGCATATCGAGCTGATCGGTGTGCGGCGGTTCATGCTGCGCTTGCACATCGCGAGCCTGTTGATGAGGGTCGCCTCGGTCATCGCCGGCTGCGATGCCGTCGTCGACCTGGTGCTGGCCGTCGCGGATCGGCCCATCGGACCGCCGCCGCCCTCGAAAGACGACTGAGTCTCACCGCGATCGAGACGAGGCGCAACAAAGTTGCGCGACAAGGCACGGAACGTGCGCTCCGGCGCAACGCGGCGCCGGCGGAGCCGCCGCCACCCCCCCTGGCCGCGGGTCCTTCCCCGCGCGCCGCGTATGCGGGGGGCAAAGGCTCGGAAGGACCCCAGCTATGATGCGCGAAAGGGGTCCGCACTGAAATGTCCGCACCTGCTGCCCGGGTGTCCGTCCGCGAGTTCGCCAGGCTGGACGGGTGTGACGATAAGCTTGTCCGGAATGCCATAAAGGCCGGAAAATTAGAGGTTTGCGGAGACGGCAAGCTTGATCCGGCGCTAGCCGGAACGGGCTGGCGCAAGCGAAATCGGCAAGCCACCCCGGGTGCGGACAAACGTGCGGACACCCCTAAAAAGTCCGCACCTGGTGACGGCGACGGTGCCGTGCTGGCGAACCTCGGCGGCCTGTTCATCGATCCGGACCATCTGAAGGACGAAGACTTCGTCGCGGCCGTCCTGGCCGGGCAGTTTCGCTTCATCGGCGGCGCCGAGACCATCAAGGAAAATGCTCTCGCTGCGAAACACCTGCTCGCCGTCCGAAAGGAAGCCGGCGACCTGGTGGATCTCGAAGTCGCCGAAACGATCCTGTTCGACATGGCGCGATCGACGCGTGACGCCTGGATGAATTGGCCGGCGCGCACCGCGCCTCTGATCGCGGCCGAGCTCGGCGTGCCGGTCGAGCCGCTGCTGGAGGCGCTCAACAAGCATGTCCAGCAGCAGCTCCAGGACATCGGCGAACCCGACGCGGACTTCACGGCTACCGGATCAGAATGAGCGGCTCCGGCGTTCATGGCGGCGCGGTCTAACCCCACCGCCGCGGATCAGCGTTCCCGAGTGGGCCGACCGTTTTCGAAAGCTGGCGAAGGAAGCCGGCTCGACCTCGGGTAATTGGCGCACGTCGACCGTAGAAGCGTCGCGTGGGCCCATGCTCGCGGTTACCGAACCCGGCGTGCACGTCATCACCCTGATGGTGTGCACCCAGCTGATGAAGACGGCGTTCCTCGAGAACATCGTCGGCTATCACGCGCATCTCGATCCTTGCCCGATGCTGCTGGTGCAGCCGAAGGACGAGGCGGTCGAAGCCTTCTCGAAGGAGCGCATCAGTCCGCTGATCAGGTCGACGCCGGCGCTCCGGAAGATTATCGGGTCGAAGAAGTCGCGTAGTGCCGAAGAGACGCTGACCTATAAGGCGTTTCCTGGCGGCTTCCTGGCAATGGTCGGCGCCGGCAGTCCGGACAATTTGGCACGTCGCCCCGTCCGCATCACGCTTTACGACGAAGTCGACAAATATGTCGTCACCCGCGAAGGCGACGCGATCGGCCTGGGCGACGAGCGCCAGGCCACCTTCGTCAATTATCTTTCCGTCCGGACCTGCTCGCCCACGATCGAGGGCGAGAGCCGGATCGAGACCAGTTATAACGAGGGTGACCAGCGCCAGGCGTCGGTAGCATGCCCGGATTGCGGGCACCGCCAGTTCCTCGAGTTCTTCCGGCACGTCGAGTGGGAAAAGGACGAGACAAGCGGCATACACATGCCGAAGTCAGCGCGGATCTACTGCGAGGCGTGTGGCGTCGGCTGGAGCGAAGGTGCGCGTCTTCAGGCGCTGAAGACGACACGCTGGCACCAGACTCGTGCATATTTGTGCTGCGGCGCGCATATCGACCCCCTTGGCGCGTATGAAGAAGCATGGCGCGCTCCGGAGGATGAGCGACCGTCCGATCCGGTAGCAGCGGTCTGGGATTGGTGGGCATCCGACCGGCACGCAGTCTACCGGGCCCGCTGCCCGACCTGCGGCGGCTGGCCAGTAGATAACGAGCATGCCAGCTACACGGCGGGCAAGCTCTTCAGCCCCTGGCCAAAGGACGCGCCGCCGAAGCAGGCCGCCAAATGGCTGGCCATGAAAGATGATCCGGATCAACGGGTCATCTTCGACAATACGCAGCGCGGTCGGCCACATCGCCGATCGTCGAGCAAGGACGTCAAGGCCGAGGATCTCGCGGCACGCGCCGAAAGCTGGGCGGGCGAGGTGCCTGCCGGCGTGGCCGTCATCACCGTGGGCGGCGACACGCAGGACGATCGCGTCGAGCTCGAATTTGTCGGTTGGGGGCGTAACGAGGAAAGCTGGTCCCTCGCCTATGTTGTCGTCGAAGGCGACACATCGAAGGCGGAGACCTGGGATCGTGTCGACGAGCAGCTGCTGCGCACCTTCAGACGTGCGGACGGGCGAGAGTTTGCCGTCGAGGCCGCCTGCATCGATTCCGGCGGCCATCGGGCCAATGAAGTCTATACGTTTGCGAAAGCGCGCCTCGGTCGACGGATCTGGGCGATCAAGGGCGAAGCTGCCCGCAGTGGGCAGCGTTCGCCGATCTGGCCGACCGTAAAGCCGTCGAACCGCAAAAGAAGCCAATACCGACCCGTCATCATCGGTGTGAATTCCGGCAAGGATACGCTGCGCGCCCGCCTGGCACTGACTGAGCCCGGGCCCGGTTACATGCATTTCCAGGCGAAACGGGACCTTGCCTGGTATCAGCAGCTGACGGCCGAACGACTGATCCTCAAGATCGCGTCGGGACGCCGATACACCATCTGGGACTGCCCGAAGGGCAAGGCCAACGAGGCGGCCGACTGCCGCGTCTACGCACATGCCGCCCTGCAGGGCCTCATCCATTTCGGCCTCCGTCTGAACGAGCTCGTCGACGAGGTCGCGACGATGTTCGTGCCGCCCGTGGCGGCGCCGGCGCCGACGGGCCCTGAAGCGGGCTGGGGCGACAGGTCAGGTTCCAGCTGGGTCGGCGGCGGTGAAGGTTCGTGGTTATGAGGAGCCGTCGATGTTTACCCAAGCCGATGTCGACACGCTAAAGGCCGCGATCGCGACCGGAGCACTTGAAGTGCAATATGCGGATCACCGGCGCGTAACCTATCGTTCGCTTCGTGAGATGCGCGAGATCCTGCGCATGATGCAGGACGAGGTGACCAGCGCGGCATCGCCGACGTCGCGCAGCTTCGTGGCTGAGCTCTGATGAATTGGATCGACGAGGCGATCGGCTATCTCAACCCGTCCGCCGGCGTCCGTCGTGCGGGCGCCCGGCGGGCGCTCGAGCTGAGCCGCGCTTATGACGCTGCGAAGCGTGATCACCGCACCGCCAGTTGGCTGACGTCAGGCGCCAGCGCCAATGCCGAAGTGTCGATGAGCGAAGAGGTGGTGCGCAATCGTTCGCGCAGCCTGGTGCGCGACAATGGCTTCGCCCTGCAGATCGTCGAGACGCTGGCGGACCATGTCATCGGGACCGGCATCGTCACCGCGCCGATGGGGCTCAAAGGGCGTAACCAGGCACGGGCGGCGCAGCTATGGGCCGACTGGACGGAAGCGTGCGACTTCGATGGCGACCAGGATCTCAACGGTCTGCTGTGGCTCGCAATCAAGGGCATGTTTGAAAGCGGCAGCTCGCTTATTCGGTTCCGTCGTGTGCAATTCACCGCCAGCACCACTTTGGCGCCCTTGCGCCTGCAGGTGCTTGAGCCGGACTTCATCGACACGCGCAAAATCGGCGCGGTCGCCGGCGGCGGTTGGATCGATCGGGGGATCGAATATGATTCCGAGGGTCGCCGTGTCGCGTTCTGGCTGCTCGACCATCATCCGGGCGACGTCGCGCAATGGCGGGGTTATTCGCTGATCAGCACCCGTGTGCCGGCGGAGGAGGTCGCCTATCTTTTCGAGAAGCTGAGGCCCGGCCAGGATCGCGGCATGCCGGTGCTCGCGCCGGCGGTCATGAAGCTCCAGGACCTGCGCGGCTATTTCGATGCCGAGCTCGTGCGCAAGCGTATCGCAGCCTGCATGGTCGGCGTCATCTCGACCACCGACGACAATATTCAGATCGGCACCCGGCCGGATGCGGTAAAGCCCACCTACGGACCGCAATCGCAGAAATTCGAGCCCGGCATGTGGACGCGACTTCTGCCCAGTGAGACAGTGACCTTCAACAGCCCGCCCGCAGATACGCAAGTGGGCGAAATGGCCACCTGGGCGCTGCGCGAGGCCTCCGCCGCCGCCGGCGTGATGTACGAACATACAACCGGCGATTTCTCGAAGGTCAATTATTCGAGCTGGCGCGCCGGCAATCACGGTTTCAAGCGCCGCACCGAACGGCGTCAATGGAATGTCGCAATTCACAAGGCGGCCCGCCCGATCGCAGATCGCTTTTCCGAGGCGGTGTTCGCCGCGCAGTTGCTGCCAGTGCGGATACCAGGCTTTCGCCACACGCCGCCAGGTTTCATCTCCGTCGATCCTTACAAGGACGCCCAGGCTGATCTCGCCAACCTGCGCATGGGCAAGGCGACGCTGAGCCAGCTCGTGGAAGAGCGCGGCTATGACTATATCGAATATTTGAAGCAGGTCGCGGCCGACCTCGACGCGGCCGACAAGGCGCTCGAAAAGCTTGGCCACAAGGTCATGTTCGACGGCGATCCGCGCAAGATCGTCAACGCCGGCGGCGCGCCGTCCGACCACCAGGGCGGCAACAGCGCCAAGGAAGACGCCGCCGCGGCGGCCTGACCGGAGATCTCACCACATGGACAAGACTACAAAGGCGCCGCCGGCGCCGCCGATCGCGCGCGTCGTCGTTGTGAGCGGCGACAATCCAAAGGGCAGGGCGGTAGCGCTTGCCGCTGCGCTCTCCCTGGGAGCCGTGCCGATCCTCACACGCGACGCGGTGCCGCCGGCGGGACATGAACGCGGGATGCCGCCGCCCTCGCGCGGTACCCGCTCCGCCATTTTCAGCGCGTCCACCTATGATGGCGAGGCGCGGACCGTCGAAGCGGTCTTCTCGAGCGGATCGCCCGTCCGGCGCTGGTTTGGCGTCGAGCAGCTTTCGATGGAAGCCGACGCGATCGACCTGAACCGGGTCGCCGCCAACCTCTGCCCGTTCCTCAACGCGCACAACGCTTACGACATCGGTGCGGTGCTCGGCCGGATCGTATCGGCACGCCTGGAAGGCGGCCAGCTAGTCGGCACGATCCAATTCGCCGACACCGACGCCGGCCGGCTGGCCGAAGGCATGGTTTCGCGCGGCGAGCTGCTCGGGATCTCGATCGGATACGCCGTTCGTACCTGGCAGCTCACCGAATCCACCGAAGACTTGGACACTTGGACTGCCGCGAGCTGGGAATTGCTCGAGGTCAGCCTGGTTCCCGTTCCTGCAGATCCGAACGCCGGGGTTCGATCTGTTGCCAGCACTCCCGGACAGCCCGCCGCCAACGGCGACATTCAAGAGGACGACGACGATATGCTGAGGCGTAATCTCGGCGGCGGGGACGCTGCCAATCCTGCGGCTCCTGCCGCTCCTGCCATCGCTGCTCCGGCAGCACCGGTAGCAACCCGCACCGAACCCGCAGCGCCCGCTGCGCCGGCGATTCAGGCCCCTGCCACCGTCACCGGTGCGGACGTCCGCACTGCGGCGACCAATGCCGGCCTCGATACGGATGCCACGCTCGATTTGCTCGAGCGCCACTCGACCACGCCTTTCACGCGTGACGCACTGATGGCCGACATCGGCCGGCGCTTCGCGGAACGCGACAGCGGCGCCCGCACCACCAACCGCGTCAGCGTTTCGCGCGACGCCGGCGACACGATGCGCCGCGGCATGGGCGATGCGATTTTCCACCGTATCACACCCGGCGCGGAACTGTCGGACGTCGGTCGCGAGTTCCGCGGTATGTCGCTCCTGCGCATGGCCGAGGAACTGCTGGTCTCGACTGGCGTCAGCGTTCGCGGCATGTCGCCGAACGAAATCGCGGAGCGCTCCCTCACCACCACGTCGGATCTCCCGGCGCTGATGGCAAACGGCATGAATCGCCGCCTGCGCTCCTCTTATGAGGAAAATCAGCCGAGCTATCGCCGCTGGGCACGCCGCGCGCCGAACGCGCCGAACTTCAAGAGCATCGACGTCATCCAGATGTCCTCGCTCCCCGACCTCCTCAAGGTCAACGAGAGCGGCGAGGTCAAGTATGGCTCGGTCAGCGACGGAATCGTCAGCTACAAGGTGCTGACCTATGCTCGTGCGATCGGCTTCACCCGCCAGACCATCGTGAACGACGATCTGCGCGCGATGGAGCGTGTCGTGACCGGCTTTGCCGGGGCCTCGTCCAGGCTTGAGAACCGCACCGTCTATGCCGGGCTCACGGCCAACGCCCCCATGCCCGACACCGTTGCTCTGTTCCACGCCACTCACGGCAACCTTGCCGCAGCGGGCGCGGTCATTTCGGCGGCGGCGCTCGGAGCGGGGCGCACGCGCATGCGGCTCCAGAAGGGGCTGCAGAACGAAGAGCTCAACCTGATGCCTTCGTTTCTGATTGTGCCGGCCACTCAGGAGCAGCTGGCCTACCAGTTCACCTCCTCGCAGTATGTGCCTGCCAAGCAGAGCGACACCAACGAGTTCCGGCAGGGCGGCCGCACCGCGGTCGAGCCGATCGTCGAGGCGATCCTGGACGGCGTGTCGACCACTGCGTGGTACATGGCAGCCGACAGCGCGAGCGTCGACACCGTCGAATATTGTTACCTCGACGGCGCCGAAGGCCCCCAGATCGCCAGCCGGCTCGGCTTCACCACCGACGGTGTCGAGTTCAAGGCGACCTTGGACTTCGCTTCGGCCGTGATCGACTATCGCGGCCTCGACAAGAACCCGGGCGCCTGATCGCAGGCTGACCCCACCTCAATCTGACGACGACGGGCGGCTTTTGCCGCCCGTGTCGTTTCGGGAGAATTTCCATGTCCAAGAAGTATGTTCACCAGGGGAAAACCTGCACCTTCGTTGCACCCTACGACGTCAAGTCGGGCGAAGGATTTCAGGTCGGCTCGGTCTTCGCTGTCGCGCAGTACGATGCGCTGTCCGGAGCCGTAGTCGAAGGCGATCTCGAGGGCGTCTGGGATCTGAAAAAATCCACGGCCGGAGGCTCCGCCTTCACCCAGGGCACGCTGCTTTACTGGGATAACGCTGCCAAGGTGATCACCAAGACGGCCAGCACCAACCTCAAGATCGGCGCCTGCGTCGAGCTCGATGCCGCCGATGGCGATGCCACGGGCCGCGCCCGCCTCAACGGCTCCTTCTGAGCTCTCTCCAACTAGGCGGCGGCCTCGGTCGCCGCCTGCCTTTTCGCTGGAGCGCACATGACCAAAATCCACCTTCACAGCCCGGCCGTCACCAATGACGGCACCTATCAGGACGCCGGCGTCGACGTGACGGTTGGCAACGGCAACGCCGAGATCAACGCCGTTCGCGCCGGCGAGCTCGTTGACGGCGATCGCGCCATCGACGTCTCCGAAGCCCCGGTATCCGCCGCGAAGAAGTGACCAACCCCTTCACGGCCGCCGCAGCGGTGATTGATCGGGTGCTGGCGCTCGATATTGTCACTTACGATGGCGGTGGCCTGCCTGCGCCGACCGACATCAGTGTCGTCTGGTCGGACATGCCTGGCGATCCCTTCCAGGGACCCGGCAACACCACGCGCACGATCTCCGCGGAGATCCGGTTCGAAAAGCTGCAGGCTCGGCCGACCAGGGCCGACCGGCTCACGCGCAACGGCGTGGTCTGGAAGCCTCAGCAGATCGAGGCCCGGGGTGACGTCAGCGCCTGGAATGTGACGCTGGAGCTCGCCTGATGACCGCGGTCCGTTACCAGATCGCGCTCGAGGCGAAAGCCCGGATGGAAACCCTGGGCGCGGCCGAGGTCGAGCTGATGCCATCGGCGGACCCCGTGGAGTTCGACGCGATCCACCTGTTCGATGACGGGCAGGGCATTGGCGACGCCCAGGCCATGACCACGCAATATGACATGCGCCTGCGGATCGAGTGCTATTTCGAGCAAGCAGGACAAGGCGCCGCCTACCTCGCGCTGAACGATCGCTACGCCCAGGTCGTCGCCGCAATGATGGCTGAGCCGCCGATGGGCGGCCTCGCCGAGACGATCGAGGAAGGCAGTCTGCGCATCGGCGTGGCGTCTCTCGCTTCCAAGCCGCGGCTCTACTTCGCCGTCGACTTCGACATCTCATTCGCAACCCGCCGGATGGACCCGGCCCAAGCCGCCTAAGGAGGCAATATATGGACCAGACAATCCGCCCATCCAACGTGGCGGTCCTCTTCAAGCTGCAGTCGGCCGAAGGAACCCCGGCAACGCCGGATCCCACTGCCGATGCCATCCCGGTCGAGGCCGATTCCATCCAGCGCACCACGCCCTGGACCAACGAGCAGTCGAACGAGGCTACCGGTTCGCTTGTAGCCGGCGCGCCGCTGATCGTCGGCCGAGCCGCCACGATCAGCTTCAAGTCTCGCATCAAGGGCGCCGGTGCCGGAATCACCTACACCTCGTCGATCAAGCCGCCGCTGCACCAGGCCCTGCAGGCCTGCGGCATGCGCGGCCTGTTCACGGCCGCGATCGCCACTGCAGTCGCAACCGCGGGCACGACCAGCAGCGCCACGCTCGGCACCGGCTTTCCGACCACCGCACGCGCGTTGCTCGGCATGATCCTGCTGATCGGCTCCGGCACGGATGCCGGCTTCGCGCCCGCGATCATCGAATATACCGCCGGCAAGCTCGCAACCTTCGCCGAGACGCTCGGCACGGCGGTCGACGTCACCTCCAGCATCGCGCTGCCGGCGAACTGGACCTATGCGTCGACGTCGCCCAGCGACGCCTCGTCGCGCGCGACCGATCAGCCCGCGGCCACCATCTGGTGCTATGAAGACGGCGTTCTCTACAAGTTCACCGATTGCCGCGGCATCGTGACTTTCGACGGCAAGAGCGCGCACCCGGGCTATGCCAGCTTCACGATGACCGGCATCTATGCCGGGAAGACTGACGCCGCGATCCCCTCCAACCTGGTCATTGCCGGCCATAGCGCTCCCGTCCTGGTCCAGGGCAGCGGCAGCTCGCCGGCGATGAGCATGAACGGCAAGGCGCTGCCGATTTCGACCTGGTCGCTCGACCCGGGTAGCCAGCCGGAGACGCCGGACGATCCGAACACGCCTTACGGGTTCGGCGCCGCCCAGCTCGTCGACCGCACGCCCATGCTGAAGATCGATCCGCTGGCGACGTTGGTCGCCAACCGCGACACGATCACCGACATCGGCAATGGCGTCACCATGCCGGCGGTGCTCCGCCATGGATCCGTGGCCGGCAATCGTTGGGCGCTGACCATTCCGCTAGCGCAGCCGGTCAGCGACGACGACGGCACCCGCGGGAAGCTCCGATCGGAGCAGCTCGGCCTGCAGTGCCGCAACAACGGCAAGGATGCTGTCACGCGCGACAGCGATCGCATCCTCTGCTTCTACTGAGGCCGTAATAATGATCCTCACCAGCACGGCCGAGGCCGTTCGTTTCACGCCGCCCTGGCTGGAAAAGGCCGACCAGCCGCCGGTCTATCTCTTCCGCGCCGGATCGGTGCGCGAGCGTGGCCAGCTCGAGGCGGAACTGGCAGGCCCGCATCGGGCCGGCCGGGTATGGGGCATTGAGCTCAATTCAGCCATCCGCGAGGGCGTGCTGAAGCTGCTCGCCAACGATCCGGCACTGGACCAGGTCCTCGGCCTCATCGATGAGGATGATCCCGCCAAGCTGAGCGAGGAGGGGCGCCAGCTCATCGCCGAAGTGCGAAACGTGCTGGCCGAGCATTGGCAGCCCTATCGCGACCTGGTGGCGCAGCTCGCACGCCGGCAGGAGCTTGTTCCGATCGAGGCGATGCGGCGCTTCCTCGTCGGGTTCGAGCACGTCGACGCGACCTATGCGCGCGGCGTCGACGGCCTGGTGTCCGAAGCGACACTGGCCGCGATCGATCCGCTCGAGATGCTCGCCGCCGGCAACTTCGCCTATTCGCTGCTCTACGGCGGAGGGCAGGAGCGAAATTTTCCGCAGCCCTCTGCGTCCGAAAGCGACCAGAAGACTTCGTCGTCCGCGAAGCCGAGGGCGGCTGGATCATCGGCAAGGAAAAGTGGCCGGAAAACCCCCGGCTGACACTTCCGTCGTGGGTGTGGGCTGTCGTCGACCTCTGGCTGTTGTGCCGGCGCTATACCGGCATGATGGGCGCTCCTTTGCCCTGCCCGGGTAGCCCGGCCGAACAGCCTGCGGCGCTGATGGACGCAATGGCTATCCTGGATGGGTTGGAGAAGAGCGATGGGTGACGTCGTCACGCTGTCGTTCGATCCGACCTCGTTCGAGCGGGCGGGCGACAAGATCGTTCGCCTGTATCTCGGCGCCGGCAGTGAGACGATCCGCCACGTCACCAAATGGCTGGAGCGCCAGCTCGAGGCGGCAACGCGCGATGTCGTTCCGGGTCGTCTCTGGCGCGCCTGGGCATCGGAAGCCTTCCCGAAGACCGGTATCGCTCGGGATCCTTCCGGCAATATCTTCCTCAACGGTGCGGATCGCACCCGCGGCGCGATAAACTTCTGGTCACAACCCGGGCAGGTGCGCGGCAAGCAGGGCCAATATCTCGCTATACCGCTGCCGGCCGCCGGCGCGCGCGGCCGCGGCCGAGACCTGTCGCCCGGCGAATGGGAGCGCTCGACGGGCATCCGGCTCCAGTTTGTCTATCGGCAGGGCAAAGCCAGCCTGCTGGTTGCGGTGGGCGGCACCACCAACGGCCGCACCGGCGCTTTTCGCGCGCTGACTGATGGCAAAAGGGGCCGAACCGCGCAGGGCAGGGGCGGCAGCAATCCGCAAGCCGACGCGGTCGTACCGATATTCGTCCTTATTCCCGTCGTGCCGTTCCGTAATGCGTTCTCGATCAAGCCGATCATCGACAGCGCCGAAGGCGAGCTGACGGCCGAATTCGTCGCGTCGATCGCCGCCATCGGTGCGGCCTAACGGCGGCTCTCCCGTCGGCGTCACCACTATAATTCGAAGGAGGCGGCTATGGCATCGGGAACGACCGATATCGTCGCGCGCCTTCAGCTCAACGCGCAGCAATTCTCTTCAACGACCGGCCAGGCCTTCGCGGATCTGCGCACGCGCGCCGCCTCGACCGCGCAGGAGGTCCGTTCCTCCTTCAATTCGAGCTTTGCCGAGGTGCAGAAGCTTGCGCAGACCGCGCTGACGCTGCCGCGGACCACGACCGGATCGCTGGACCTGGCGCCGGAGATCACGCAGCTGAAGGCCGCCGCAGTTGCGTCTGAACAGCGCGCGATCGCGTTACGGGAACTATCGGTGGCTCAGACCGCCGCGGCCTCGTCCGCCGTTACCGGCGCCGAAGCGCTCCGGTTGGATGCGGATGCGTCGGCGGTGGCAGCTCTGGCGGAAGAGCGCGCAGCGGCGGCAACGCGCGATCGGATAGCTGCGCTGGAATCAGTGCAGGTGGCGCTCGGTGTTACCACGTCGGCCACTCGCGCGGACGCGATCGCGATGGATAGCGTGGCCGGCCATACGGGCAACGCCACGACCGCGAAGATGCTGCTTCAGCATTCCCTGCGATCGACCGCGGACAGTTTCGCGGCCGGCCTTCCGATCACCATGATCTTCGGGGAGCAGATCGGGCGCGTCGGCGAAGCGGCGGCTCTTGCGGGCGGCTCATTTGGGAAGTTCGGCGCTTTCATGGCCGGTCCCTGGGGACTGGCCGTCACGGCCGGCGTCGCGGTCATATCGCCGCTGATCGCAAAGATGTTCGATGCGGACGACGCCGCGAAGAAAGCCACCAATTCGTTCGATGCCTGGGGTGATTCCCAGACCCTGCTCGGCAAGGTCATGGATCTCACCACGGGCAAGATGAAGACCCAGAACGCGGTTTTGCTGGAAAGCGTGCGCCTGTCCGCCATGCTTGCCCAGGAGCAGGCGAAGAAGGATCTCGGCACCGCGCAGCAGGATCTCGGTTCCGTGCGTACCACCATCGGGTGGCGTGCCCTGGGTCAGCGGAACGCCGCCGGCGCCGCCGAATTCGCGGACCTGTTCCAGGGCAAGAGCTTCGGTGACAGTCCCGAGCTGCGGACCTATTTCCAACAGGTCAACGACGGCACGCTCGGCGCCGAGGGCGCACGTAAGAAACTGCTCGAGCTGGAGGCCGAGGGAAAGACTGCCGGCCAACTGTTCGAGGATCTTTTCCCGAAGGTGCTCAAGGTTCTCGATGCGCGTGAGCGTCAGACCTCGTCTAAGGCGACGCTCGACGCCCTGGACGGCAATCCAGTGGATCCGCGGCTGGTCCCCTACAAGAAGCCGGCCAAGACACACGACCAGACCCGCTCGAGCGAGAGCGCTGCCGAGGAAATCGCCCGGATCAATGCCGAGTGGGACCTGCAGCCAAAGCTGATCGATCGCGCCAATGTCGAGACGCTCAAGCTCAACAACCTGATCGCGGATCTCGGGCGACGTAAACCGCCCGGGTTCGAAAAGCTGATAGCGGATGCGAATGCGGCCAAACAGGCGATCCAGAACGGCCTCGATCGACCTTTTACCGACTTCGTGCAGAAGCAGCGCGAGAGCATTGCCGTCGGCCAGATGGTGCTGCGGGGCCGCGAGGCCGAGGCGGCCGCGCTGCAGGACGCGCTTCGCCTGCAGGACCAGCAGGGCCGCGTTACCGACGAGCAGCTCGCCCGATTGCTGCAGATGGAAAAGACCCAGCTGCGGATCCGCGACGCGCTCGAAGATCAGCGCCGCGTGGTCGGCCTCTACGGCAGCGCCGTGGGCGACGTGCAGCGGACGTTCGATGCGTTCCTCGCCACGCTCGAGACAAAGCCGCAAAACGCCCTGAAGAGCATCACCAGCGGCCTGACGGCGAGTTTCCGCGGCCTGCAGAATTCACTGATCAGCGAGCAGCTCTTTGGCGGCATGCAGCGCGAGATCGAGCGCTGGGTCGCACAACGCTCCGGCGGATCCACGCCGGCCGATCTGCTCAAGCAACAGGTGACGGGCGCCGGCGATGTCTGGACCAAGCACCTGTCCGACGCCGGCACCGGCCTGGATACCCTGACGAAGGCGTTCCTGTCGGCCGCCAACACGTTCGGGGGCCCTCGCGCCGGCGCGGCCAATGATAACGGCTCGATGGACGAGCTCGCCAAAAGCCTCGCCCGGGACAGCGCCGCACTCAAGACGAGCCTGGCGGCCGGGGACAGGCCCGGGACTGGCGGCGGTGACGACGTCATCAACATCATCGGTCACAAGCTGCCGGAGACCTTCGGCCAGGCCGCCACCAAGATCACGACCGCGGCCGAGCTGTTCAACCATGTCGGATCCGGCCTGGTCGACAATTTCGAGCGGCTGATCGGCGTGCGGCTTCCTGCCACGCTGGAAAAGACGCTGAAGGACAATCTCGGCAACGTGCTGCAGGGTGTCGGGCTCGGCCAGCTCGGCGGGTCGGCCTTCTCCGCGCTGGGCGGCAAGGACGACAAGCTGGCCAGCTCCCTCGGTGGCGTGCTCGGCAAAAAGGCTGGTGACGCGCTCTCCAAGCCGATCAGCGACGCGATCGGCGGCACCCTTGGCAAGACGCTCGGCAGCTTCGCCGGCCCGCTCGGGGGCGTGCTGGGCGGCATTGCGGGCGACCTTCTGGTCGGCCTGTTCAAGAGTGCGCCGCATGGTGCGTCGACCATCACGTCGGGCGACAACGGCACGCTGTCGGCCTCCAAGGGGTTCGGCAACAACGCGGCGGCGCAGGCGGCGGCGCAGGGTGAGGCGAACACCGTCATCCAGGGCATCCAGCAGGTCGCGCAGGCGCTGGGCGCGAATATCAACGCCTTCTCCGGAATCACGGTCGGCACCTACAAGGGCAAGTATCGCGTCAATGCCGGCGGCGGGACCCAGCTCGGCGGCTATGCCGGCTCGGCCTCACAGAATGAATCGCAGTACGGCCTATACGACTTCGGCAGCGACCAGGCCGCGGCGATCCAGTTCGCGATCGCGCAGTCGATCCAGAAAGGCGTGATCACCGGCATCAGCCAGGCCAGCATCAATATCCTGAAGTCCGGCCAGGATCTGTCGACCGCATTGACCAAGGCCCAGCTGATCGAGGCGATCCCGCGCAGCCTGAAGGCGATGCTGGATCCGGTCGGCGCCGCGGTCGACGATCTCAATCGCAAGTGGCAGCAGACGGTCAACGCGCTGAAGGAGGGCGGCGCGACTGCCGAGCAGATGGCGCAGGCGCAGGATCTCTACAATCGCCAGCTCGGCCAGGTGAAGGCCTCGACGGACGCGGCAGATGCGTCACTCAAAAACTTCCAGAAGAACCTGATCGTCGGCAGTAATTCGCCCTATTCGTTGCGCGACCAGGAGGCGACGGCGAAGGCGGCGCTGCAGCCGTTCCTCAGTTCGATCAACGCCGGCTCGGCGATCGACCAGCAGAAATATCAGGATGCGGCCCAGGCGTTTCTCGACATCGAGCGCCAGTTATACGGCTCGACTTCCCAATATTTCGACGCGCTCGATCAGATCCAGGCCGCCACCAGCAAGGCGATCGCGACCATCGACAATGCGACGCCGATCACGGCCGCGGTCGATAATCCGTTCGCGACCCAGACCGCCAGCAGCACGGCCGCCACCGCGGCCAATACCGCAACGGGCAACCAGCTGATGAGCCAGATGTCCGAGCAGCTGAGCGGGATCCAGACGGCGCTCGCCAACATCGCTGCGAACAGCAACAGCAGCTCCGACTTCGTCGGCACGGCGCGGGGCTTCTGATGCCCGCAACTGGCGCAGATATCGCCGCGGGAACGCGGGACGTGGTGCTTGCGCAGTGGACGGACGCCACGATCGCCGCCCGTTACCCATCCTCGCGCGATGGCCTCGCCAACCCGGCCGCCGGCTATTTCGATGATGTGAGCGATGCCCAGACGGTGATCAACGCGCGCGCAGCGCTGATCGGCGTCGAGCGCCGCCGCTTCACCGTGGCGATCGCCGACCTGGTCTGGCTCGATCCGACCTCCGGGCTGCCGACGGTCGCGCTGGTCGATGCAGAGCAGGCCGTGAGCAGCAATTTCCTCGTCTCGCGGATCGAAGTCGATCTCGAAGCAGAGACCACAACTCTTGAACTGTTCGGGTGACCGATGGCGAATGCATGGATCATCAACCCGCTGTCGCCAATCGGCTTCAGCGGATCATCCGGCTCGGCCCTCGGGACGCCGGCCAATGTCGCCAACGATTACGCCGGCGTGATTTGGAAATCGGTTGCTCTCGCCTATCCGACCGCGATCGAGCTTCGCCTTGATCTTGGCTCCGACCAACCGATCGACACGCTTGCCTTGTTTGGCGTCAAGGACGCGCCGGCGGACGCGAAGATGCGCGTGCTTCTGGCAACGCAGGCGCAAGGCAACTTCACCGGCGCCTACTGGATGTCGGACGAGCAGGATCTCTATGCGGGATCCACCATGCCGGCCAATGGCCAGGGCGTAGCGCTCTGGTCCGCCGCATCATCTGCCGGCGGAGCACCCCCTGCTGCCGCCCGCTATGTCGATATATATTTCTACAAGGCCGCCTCGACCATCGCGGTCACCGTCTCTCGCGTAGTCATCGGCAAGCGGATCGCGCTCGAGCGCAATTTCACCTTTGGCGCCAGCTTCGGCGTAAAGGATCTCGGCAGCCTCGATTTCTCGGCGCGCGCTGTCCTGATGCGCCGGCGCGCGAAGAAGCTGCGGACCCTGGGGCTGACCTTCTCCAGTATTCACAAGGATGAGCTGGAAAGCCTGACCAAACCGTTGCTCGAGCAGATCGGCAATACCGAGATGATCGCGGTAGTGACCGATCCGACCGCGGACGCGCAGCGGCAGAATCGCTGCTACTTCGGCCCGCTCGTCGGGGATCTCGGGCAGACCTGGCGCAAGGCCGATGCGTTCGAGGCCAAGGTGAATGTCGTGAGCATCTTCTGATGCTGGCGGTGCTCGTCGAGATCGACGCCTATGATCCCGTCGCGGCCGCTGCCGTGACGCTCTACGCCGCCAGCGTTGATGATTCCGCCTGCTGTCACCTCAACGGGCAAACCTGGTGGCCGGCGCTCTCGAAGCTTCCGACGCTGCGCTATGACCTGTTTTCCGGCGACTTCACCGGCGATCAGATCACGGCGCCTTCCTCCTCGCTCTCGATGCAGGTCGAGCCCTGGACGAATTTCGGGCGCTATTCCTTCGCGGATGCACGCTTCCGCTTGTGGACCGGCAATGTCGGCGATGCCTGGGGTTCGTACACGCTGCGGTTCGATGGCCGGGTCAGCGCACAGCCCGAAATAAAGGACGGCCTGGCAAACGTCAGCTTCGCCGCGGATGACCGGTGGCTCGATAAGGCGCTGCTGTCCACCTATGCCGGCACGACCGGCGCGGAAGGGACGGCGGATCTCAAGGGCCAGGCAAAGCCGCTGGCGCTGGGCGCGCCGCGCTATGTTGCCGGTAAGCTGATCGACAGTACCAATGTCGTATTCCAGCTGTCCGGCAGCGGCGCGATCCAGGAAGTCGAGGCATCGCTGGAGCGCCTTGCCCGGTTTGGCGCTCCGATCGGCGATTACGCCAGCTATGCCGCGCTCGTGGCAGCAACCATCCCGGCGGGCCGTTGGGGCACGTCACTGGCGGCGGGCATGGTGCGCTTCGGCGCACCAACCGACGGGCAGATCAGCTTCCTGATGAAGGGAGACAATGCGGGGACGGACGGCTGGGCACGTAAGCCCGGGCAGTTGATGCGGCGGCTGGCGATTCTGTCGGGTGGAACCGGCAAGATCAACGACACGTCGCTGAACGCGCTAGACACGGCACGACCCTACAATCTGTCGCTCTATATCGACGGCCAGACCACGGCGCGCAGCGAGGTCCAGGCTCTTGCCGCCAGCGTCAATGCAGTTGCCGGCGTGTCCTGGACCGGTCAACTCTTCGCCGCGCCGGTGGCGATCGGCTCGCCCAGTTTGACGCTTGCGGCCGATGGGTCGGCATTGCCCCCGGTAGCGGCAGTGTCGCAGATCGCCGCCAGCGTGCCGTGGCAACGCCTCGCGATCGGAGCAGCGCGGTCCTGGGTAGTGCATGCGCTCTCCGACGTGGCGCTGTCGGACGCGAACGCGCCGGGCAATTGGACTCCTGTACTGTCCAATATCAGCCGCTTCGGCGGCACCTTCATCAAGACGGGCGGCACCAGCGGTGCATGGGATGCAGCCGTCAGTTCCGTGGAAAAATATATCGGTGCCTCGGTTAGTTATCGGCCGGCGCAGAATAACAAATCCGTGATGGTCGGGATCAACAGCGATCCGCTGACCGACAACAATTACACGGGTCTCGACTTCGCATGGCTCACCCATAATAACGGGCTTTGCGTACCCCAGGTAGCCGGATCGACCCCCAGCGGCGCGTCGACCAATGCTTATGCTGCCGGCGATCTGTTCCAGGTGATCCCTGACGGCGTCGGTACCGTCTATTGGTATCAGAACGGCGTTTTGCGCTTTTCGCAAAGCAATGCGGGCGCTGCCGCCGCCATGTCGCTGGATACGTCTTTCCTCGAGACCGGAGCGGCTGTCGATAGTCTGACGCTTACCGCACGAGGCGCGAATGGCCTGGATGGCGTCAGCGGCGCCGCTGGCTATGCCACCCATGTTCTGACGCTATATCAGCGCGCTGCCAGCGCGCCGGCGGTACCGTCCAACGACGTAACCTATACCTTCGCGACGCAAGGCCTGTCGCCGAGCCCGAATAATGGCTGGTCGCTTACGCCGCCGGCGGCGAACGGCAACCCGCTCTGGGCAACGCAGGCGACCGCGTTTGCCAACACCACGACCGACACGATCGCGCATACCGAATGGACTTCACCCGTCCTCTACACCGCGGACGGGCTCAGCTCGGCGCCGGTGTTCCTCTATCAGCGCTCGGCAACCTCGCCGGCCGCGCCCAGCGGCGCGCTGACTTACACGTTCGCGACCGGCGCGCTGACGCCATCCGGCAACCTCAATGGCTGGAGCGTTGGGGCGACGGCGGGCAGCAACCCGCTTTGGGTGATACAGGCGACGGCGTCGGCGCCTGGATCGGTCACGACGGACAGCATCGCAACGGGTGAATGGTCGACGCCGGTCATCCTGGCGCAGGACGGCTCCGCCGGCGCCAACGGCTACAATACGGCGATCGTCACACTCTATCAGCGATCGTCCGGCACGCCTTCGGTGCCGTCAAACGACGTGACCTACACCTTCGCCGGCGGCGGCCTGTCGCCTTCGCCCAATAATGGCTGGTCGACGACGATTCCCGCCGTCAACGGCAACCCGCTCTGGGTGACGCAGGCCAGCGCGTTCTCGAACACGTCGACGGACGCGATCGCGCATACCGAATGGTCGAGCCCGGTCACGCTCGCCCAGGATGGCGCAGCGGGTTCGGCCGGTTCGACCGGATCCTCTGGTCTGAATTCGGCGGTGGTCTTCCTGTTTCAGCGCGCGACGTCGGCACCATCCGTGCCTGGATCGACGCTAACCTATACGTTCAGCACGGGCGTGCTGTCGGGCACCTTGGGGAGCTGGTCGCAGACGATCCCGTCGGGCACGAACCCGATCTACGTAATCCAGGCGACCGCCAGCGCGACCGGAACGACCGACACGATCACGAGCGGTGAATGGTCGAGCCCGCTGGTGCTCGCCCAAAATGGGTCAAACGGCTCAAACGGCACGAACGGTGCTGACGGTCTGGGATCCAGCAACCGCGTCAAGTTCAGCAAATTCGAACTTGGCACGCGCGGCTGGGCGGCCACCTGGGCCGGCGGGGGCTTGGGCAACGCGGCTCTGAGCACGGGATATAGTTCGGGCTACAATTATCTGGATGCGGATTGGACGTCGAGCGGTTCAGGTAAATCAGCTTCGATCGGTTTCGATACCGGTAGCCAGGAATGCTACGTCAAAGTAACTCCGGGGGAACGCATCGCTATCAGCGTCGTCGCCGGAACCGCTGGCAGCGTTTCTAACATACAAATGGGTTTTTATTGGTGTGACGCCAGCAAGACGTCATACCTTTATCAGGAGATGACGGGAGCCTCGCTGTCGACGGGAGGATCTGCCGCCAGTTCGCCTTCTGGCTCAAACCCCGCTTTCCCGACAGTATATGGCGGCTTCTTCACGGTGCCTTCGGGTGCGCAATGGCTGCGCGTCGAATATTACATGAACACGAGTGGCTCTGGCGCAATCAAGCTGCGCGTTTCCCAGCTGACGATCTGCCAGGCAGCCGCGAGCCAAACGGTCCTGCCGGCGTTCACACCCGGCCCTAATTCGCCTGACGGCACCGGCACAGACATTGCTGTTCCCTATAGCGCGAGCGGCGGCGCGACCGGCAGCGTTACCGCAAATAGCTACGTCGTTTCGGCTGGGGGCACGGTAGGTGTCGAGGCTATCGCCAGCGCCATCTATGGCGGATCGGGCGCCGGCTCAACCTTCACCGTCCAGCTGCAGTACAGCACCAATGGCGGCAGTAGCTGGAACGCTCTTGGTAGCTCGCAATCGATGCTGGTCGATTCGGGTACGACGACGGCCGATGCCGACGTCGCCGCGACCTACACGAACACGTCCGGCAGCGCCCAACAGACGATCTTCCGTGTGCTGATCACGCGGCCCAGCGGTACCGGGAACTCGTGGAGCGCGACCTTATGGGCGAAGTGAGCCTTGACCGCTGGGCGCGGATCAGCGCCGACGGTACCTTCGACGGCGTCTCGATCTTCTCGCCCGATCAGCCAACGCAGGCGGATCTGCAGCAAGGCGAAACGGCGGTGCTGATGCCGATCGGCTGGGATCCGGATCCGGCTGTAAGCCTGTTCCTCTGGGCAGGAAACAACCAGGCCGGCGCGACCGGCTGGCTTGAAATCAACATGCCGAAGGTGCCGGTGCCGATCACGGCCATGCAGTTCAAACTGCTGTTCACGCAGAGCGAGCGAATGGCGATCCACACCGCCGCAGCGACGGACCTGACGCTCTACGATTATCTCGACCTGATCGGCACCAACGGTGCCGGCATCGATCTCGACCATCCCGTTGTGGTGGCGGGCATACAGCACCTGGTCGACGCGACGATCATCACATCCGATCGCGCCGCGCAGATCCTCGCCGGCACCGTGCCAGGCTGACCCCTTACGCCCCTCGGGCAATCTGAAAGGACCGATGATGATCAAGACGCTGCTTCGCGGCGCGCTGGCGGCTGCCGGCGCCGCTGCGGTGACCTTTGCGCTGACGGTGGCCCCGATCGCCGCGCAGAGCGATACCTATCCCGACAGCAACGTCAGCTCGCCGTGCCGTCGCTGGGTCGCCATCACGCCCAGCGACACGACCGACCTGACGGCATTGCCCAAGGGCGTCTATGTCGGCGTTGGCGGCGACATCAACATGGTCGGCGTCGATGATGCCGTTGGCGCGTCGCCCACGCTCTGGAAGAATGTGCCGACCGCGGCGCTGACTCCCGCCCGCCCTCGGCGCATCTACGCGACCAGCACGACCGCGACCAACCTGGTCGGGTGCTTCTGATGGTGCGCCGTCTCCTCCTTCTGGGCGCCGCGCTGTTGCTCGCGGGCCAGTGCGTTGCGAGCAGCATCGGCATCGGCGTCGGCATAGGCATAGGCGGTGCCGGATCCGGCGCGGGCGTGCCTGCGCTGGGCAATCTCACAGGTTCGCTCACGGCCGGCGCGGCCGCAGGCACTGCGGTCCTCACGCCAACCATCAGCGGGCTGACCGGCTGCAGCTGGACGATCACGCCGGCGACTAACTTTAGCCAGTCGAGCAGCACGGGACTGATCTCGACCACCAGCACCGCAACCACGGTGGGCACGTACACGCCGACGACCAAATGCACCGCCACCAGCGGCGGGCAGACGCTCACGGTCGCCGCGGCGCTGTCGATCGTCGCGAATGCCGGCTCCTACACGCCCTCGTTGAACTTCAGCGACGCCCGCAACAGCATGTACCTCTAAGGAAAGGCAAAACGATGTTTCGCAAGGCCATCTGTGGGCTTCTCATTTCGTCGCTTCTGTGCGGGCCGCTGCTCGCGGCCGACAATTTCGGCGTGCTGAACGGAAGCGGTAGTCCAATCACGAAGCGGTCGAAGGACGTGGGTGCCGGTGTACAAGCTGATTTGAACGGCCTGCTCGACACCAGCAACGCCCAGATCGACCCAGCCACCGCTGGAAACCAAGCGTCGACGAACACCAAGCTCGATACACTGCACACAGATTTGACTGCCGCTACGCCGGCCGGCGAAAACCAGCTTGGGTTCGTCTCGGTCCCCGCGATCGTCGCCAGCGGTACGCTGTCCATGGTCTCGTCGGCGACGGCCTATACCGCCCTGCAGGTGATCGGAGCCTCGACCACCGCCGGCAATGCTGGCAACGTCGTGCAGCTGCCGGTGTGCCGCGTGAACGGCGGCAAGGCGACGATCCGCAGCATGTCGCTGTTCACGTCGGCGGCCGATGCAGGCATGTCGGGCCAGACGGTCAATATTCAGATCTATCGTGACGCCCCGACGCTGACCAACGGCGACCATGGCGCATACCTGACTACGGAGTCTGGCTGGAAGAACGTCTATCCCGTCATCCTCGCCCAGCATTTTTCGAATGCAGAGAAGGGCCGCTCTGCACCGATCGATACGACCATGTCCTGCCCAACTGGGCAGAACTTCGTCTATGCAGTCCTCCAGGCCGGCACGTCCTTCACTCCTTCGGCCGGCAGCCTGACGCTGACGCTGGTCGCCGAAGTCGAGGCCCGCTGAGCCATGCGCCGCTTGATCGCTGCTTTGCTGGCGCTGGTGTGCCTGGCTTCGGCCGCGCTTGCCGATCTGTCCTCGCCCGTCCACAACCTCCCGCCGACCCCGTACAATAATCTCTGGAACACGATCGGCGACAGCACAGCCGTTCAGGAGACTTATGGCGGCACCGCCTCCGCGGCGGGGGGCTCTGTGCTGGGCATGATTTCTTATTGGACGGGTGGCCGCATCGTGCAGGCCACCACTCAGAATAATGCTGGTATCGGCGGCACGACCGCCAAGACCGCCTTCACCTGGCCGCGACCGTCCACCAATGCCGTGTCGTCAGCCAGCTTCAGCGGCACGACCATGACGGTCGTCACCCAGGCAGGTGGCGATAGCCCGCTGGTCGGGATGCTAGTGACGGCCAGCGGTATAACCGGCACGGTCAAGATCAACGGCACCGCGGCGGTAAACCCGACGAACTGCACCCCGAATTGCACCGGTAATGGTTCCAATAACCAGACCTATAGCCTCGATACGAATGTCGGCACGCTATCGACGCGCAGCACGACGATTTCGTATCTCGATACGAAGACGATCGCCGAGCAAGCTTCCGGCGTGGCCGGCACGATCGGCATCGCGATCGGACTGAACGATCAGGGCGCGACAGCCAGCTATGTCATCACCGCGCTCAACGGTCTGACCGTTCCGGGCTTCCCTTATCCCGGCTACCGCCCCAACGGGGAGGGCACGGACCAGCCGCTGCCGCTTTACCCGTGCACCGCCGCAAATACAGCGACCTGCCGCGGTAAGCCCAAGGTTGTCGTGCTGCTCAACTCCTGGCCGCGCGGACGCGATTATACTGGTACCTTGCAGTCGCCGATCACCGACGACAGCGCGATGCTCAATTATTCGAACATCATCAAGCGGCTCGATTATGACAGCCATGCCGTCGAGATTCCGGTGGCAAAGGTCGCGGGAACCGATCTGACTGTTTTGCCCGGATCGAACCCGCAGGTTATCGTGATCGACAGCATGCACCGCGCCGGCATGTATGATCCGACCAGCGGCGCCAGCAACATCCCACTAGGTGGCTGGCACCCCGAACAGGAGCATAGCAGCCCGGTTATCGCCTGGTTCAACGCCAAGGAACTCGCCGAACGCTGGATGCCGGCGATCGCGTCCTTCCCGACCAAGGCGATCCTGTTCGATATGAACACGCCGCAGGCGAGCAACTTCAGCAAAAATGCGATGATGCTGAATACGACCGCTGGAGCGACGAGCGGCACAGGGGCTACGTTCGTCAACACCAACAATGTCCCGACCGGCTGGACGGTGCAGTGCTCGAATTGCAGCGGCGCGACGGTGACCACGACCGTCACTGCCATGCCGATCGCATCCCAAGGCAATAAGCTTTGCGTCAATTTCAGCCTCCCGAGCCCGACCACGAGCGGATCGCTGACGCTCAAGCAGACCTATGCCTCGACCAGCGGTTCAGTGACCGGGGCACAGGGCACGTCCAGCTATACCGGCTTCGGCACGGTCACTTCGGGTAGCTATTATTGGCGCCAGAGCTGGCTCGAAAGCTGGCGGATTACTTCGGGGATCATCACCAGCATCCAGAACCTGACCGCCTTCGGTGCGACCGTTACCTACAAGAGCAGTCCTACGGGCGGCGCCTACTCGGCCGGCACCACCTACATGATCTGGAAGGGGGTTGGGACCACGCCCGCGGCCGACACCAGCCATGACGATCTGATGGTGCACGTGCAGCCGACCGATTTCACCGGGACGACGCTGAGCGGCACGGCAACGTCCAGCCATAGTATCAGCTACCAGCCGGTCGATCACAATGGCGTCACGCAGGACGTGAACTTCACCTACTGCCTTGCACGCGACAGCCTCTACGGAAGCGCGACGCCGATCGTCCCTTAAGTCAGCGCCTGAACTGCACCTGTAACGCTCGCTCATTGGCCAACGATCCGGGGGATCAATACCCATGAAAACCACCACTCCCTCCGGCCTGGGCCGGGGACAATGACGCGCGCACCTGGCCAGCTCGACCAGATCAGCGAGGCGATCGGCGCGATGAGCGCCAAGATCGAGAACCTCCAGCAAAGCTTCACCAAGCTCGAGAAGACGGTCGAGGATCTCGACCGTCTAACCGCGAAGGGCGCTGGCGTGCTGGTCGGTCTGTCGATCGCTTCCGGTCTGGTCGGATCGAAGATCGGCGCGATCCTGCATGGCTTCGGCAAGCTCGTCAGCTGAGGGCTTCGGCCCACCGATCGACGCGCTCGACGCGGCGGTGATCGCGATCGCCACTCTCTACCAGGGCGAGCTCGAGCACGAAGAGCGGCTCGAGCGGATCTTTACGATCGAGGTCGGCCCAGCAGCTGCGCCGGCGCCGCTCTACGCCCCGGTCGAGCACGTCTGACCACAATCCAACTGATGAGGTTGCCATGAATACTATCGAACCGGCGTGGCTCGGCCGCGCCCGGCGGGAGCTTGGCGTCCACGAAACACCTGGCCCCGTGTCCAATCCCACCATCGACCATTATCGCACCCTGGCTGGCCTCGCCGGCATAAAGGGCGATGACGGTGACGTGCCGTGGTGCGCGATCTTCGTAGGCGCCATGCTGCGCGACACGAAGATCAAGGCCAGCGGATCCGCGATGGCGCGCAGCTATGTGCACTGGGGAACTGCTTGTCCGGTCGGCACGCCTGGCGCCGTGACGGTCATTTCTTCGAGCCGCGGCCCAACGCTTGGGCATACCTTTTTCGCGACTGGCCGGATCACCGCCACGCACATCGAAGGGTGCGGCGGCAACCAATCCGATTCGGTGAGCCTCGCCTGGTGGCCGCTTGCGCGCGTCATCGGCTCGCGCTGGCCCGAGGAAATGCCGCCGCCGGCCGGGAAGCCGGTCCTAATCGGCGCGGCGGCGCCTGCCAAGGAAGCGAGCGACGCATGATACAGCTTCATTGCGCCCATCATGGCGAGGCCGTCTTCATCGCCGAAGGCCCGAAGCCGCACGCAAAGAAGGGCTTTGCCGACGGCAAGGATGCGCAGCGTCGTTACGTCGCCAAGCTGCTTTCACGCGATCCGGTGCTCGGCCGCCAGATGGCAGCCGCGCCGGCGGCTTTGTCGGTGCTGGCGAAGGTTGAAGCGCGCGTGGCCGAGGCAGGCGGCGACGCGGCGCTGCTCGCCGAAATACGCGCGATCCTGGCGCTCGCCGCCGTCTGATTTTCCCGACCGAACGAGAATGCTGAGCACGCGGCCGGGTCGGCGGAGCGCGCCCAGTTCACATGGAGATCATCATGCCCGTAATGCGCGCAAAACTGCAGATCGCATCGGTTACGAAGCACACGACGAGCGAGGTTCTCAAGTTTCACGCCGTGTGCGCGAAATCCTATCCTGCCGATGGGTCGGACGAGAACAACACCTACGCGAAGTATTCGCCGAGTGCTTCGCTCGAAATCACGATCGCCAATCCGGCTTTGCTCGGCAAATTCGAGCCCGGCGAGCAGTATTACGTCGACTTCACGCTCGCCGAATGAGGCGGAAGCGAGAGGAGGAGCGGCCATTGACGGCCGCTCCCCACGACTGCCCGCGCCACCAGCCTGAAGACGACGAGCCGCGGCCGCCGGACGAGGACCTCGAAGGCCTTCCCGTCGACGTAGCCTTCAGCCGGATGCGCTGGCGCTGAATTCCCGACCCTGACCGAACCTCCCGCCGGCGCTGATGGTCGGTGGTGCCGGCGTCACGATTGGAGAATCCCATGAACAGGCTTTCTGGTTACAAGACCTACATCACTGCCGGCGCCGCCGTCCTGGCCGTCGCTGCCGGTTACGCCGGCGGCGAGATCTCGCTGGGCTCGGCCGTTGCGACGATCTTCTCGGCCGCGCTTGCGACGTTCGTCCGGTCCGGCTCCAAAGCCGATGCCGTCAAGTCGGCGGCGATCGCCGTCGCCGGCGTCACCGAGCAGCTCGCGCCGCTCGCGGCCAAGCTGCTGCCGGAGCAGGCCGGGACGATCGGCAAGGTCGCCGAAGTCGCAGGCGAGATCGCCCAGGCGGCTGCGCCGACCGCACCGGCAGCCTGACCATGTGGGGGAAGGTGATAAGCGGGGCGGCGATTGTCCTGGCGTTCGCGCTCGCCGCCTTCCTCGGTGACAAGCTGCTCACCCACTATGGCGAGGCTCGCTATCAAGCGGGTCTCGCCGATGGGCAGCTGAAGCAGGTGCCGGCGGTCCTGGCGGCGAACGAAAGGGTGGCCAAGTCCGGTCTCGACGCGCGCGACCAGGTCATCGCGGCCGATGGGATCCGCGATGCGGAGCTCGGCCGCCTGTTGCCTATCATTGTATCGTGGAAGGAAAGGGAGGCTGTTTATGCGCAGAGTGCTGCTGGCCGTGCCGATTGCCTTGGCCCTGAGCGGGTGCTGGGAATCGAAGACCATCGCGCCGCCCTCTTTCCTCCCCCCACCGCCGACCAGGCCGGTGGACGCGCAGCCGGATCCGTGCCGTCCGACGCCGTTGCGAAAGCAAGCGGACGGCAGCCTCAATAGCGCGGGCGCCGAAGGCGCGATTGGGCAGGGCGATACCGACCTTTCGCTATGCCGCGCTGATCGCGACCGGTACCGGAACGCCTGGCCGAAAGGCTAAGCCTCGGTCCCCTGGTCCATGTCTTCCTCGATTTCGACAGTGACGCGCCAAGGCCGCAGAACATCCTCGGGCATTTCGACGCCCATCAGCAGCTGCGCTAGGTACCAGCCGATCTGCCGGGTGACGTTCTCACGCCGGATGACGTCGTAGATGTCGCCGGTGAGGACGATGCGAAATTTTTCGGGCGCCTTCATGACGCTGTGAACATCACGCGAACATGATTCGAGCAAGGGCGTGGATCGCTAACATAGATCAATCTGACACACCCGGGCGACACGCCGCGGGGGCTGTGCCGGCTGTAACCGGCTAAGCCGACGAGTGGACGCTCGTCATGTCCGGTCGGCGAAGCCGGCCATCCCGCACCCGCGAGATTGCTCTCGGCAGGCGCGGCACTCCTGGAACCCCAATGACAATGGAATTCGCAACGAACCTGGTTAAGCCGGTGAAACCCGCTGCGCCCTATCAAGGCGGCAAGCGCAATCTGGCCCGGCGAATCTGCAGCAGGATCCGCACCATCCCGCACCGCACCTATGTCGAGCCATTCGTCGGCATGGGCGGGATTTTCCTTCGCCGCGACCACCAGGTGCGCGCCGAGGTGATCAACGATATCTCCGGCGACGTCGCCAACCTCTTCAGGATCCTGCAGCGGCATTATCAGCCCTTTGTGGACATGCTGAAGTGGCAGGTGAGCAGTCGGGCCGAATTCGACCGCCTGCTCAAGGTCGACGCTTCAACGCTCACGGATCTGGAGCGCGCAGCGCGCTTCCTCTATCTTCAACGTCTCGCATTCGGCGGCAAGGTGCGCGGCCGCAATTTCGGCGTCGATCGCCAGTCGCCAGGCCGGTTCAATCTGACCGAGCTCGAGCCGATGCTGGCGGACATCCACGAGCGGCTCGCCGGCGTCGTCATCGAGCAGCTGCCTTATGCGGACGTGCTCCGTCGCTATGACGGCGCCGAGACGCTTTTTTATCTCGATCCGCCTTATTGGGGTTGCGAGGACGATTATGGCGACAGCTTCGGGCCCGAGGATTTCGGCCGCATGGCCGACCAGCTCGCGGACCTGAAGGGGCTATTCCTGCTGTCGATCAACGACACGCCTGGCGTGCGCGAGGTCTTCGGCCGGTTTCAGCTCGAGGAGGCGGAGACGACCTGGACGATCGGCGCGGCACCGAAGAAGGTGGGCGAGCTGATCATCAGCAACCGCTGACCTCGATATTCGGGGGCGGCACTGGTTGCGGGCCACCGCCCCGGCCGCCGCGCCGGCCTCCTCTGACGGACGGCCGATTTTTAGCCTGCCTTAGTTGCGGGTACAATGTCGGGTACCATGTTGCTGGCGTCAGCAAAATGGTCAGCAAATTCGCTGATTTAGGGAGCTGCCGTGGCGGAGGGCTCCTCCGCCACGGTCTTGCGTCATCGCGCCCGAATGAAGGGGCTACTAACCGTCCCGAGCACCCGAGAGGGACTGAAGTGGGCCAGCTTTCGCCAAGCCCCAGATGGTGACGAGTTGACTTAAATGTCAACGGCGCCGGCACGATCCTGTTGTTCACCCCATGCTGACATGGGGTCGACCCCGCATTCAACCGATCTTTAAACCGCCGGCGGCGGTTTTCACGAAAGCATGGAATCATATAATGCTGACCGCGGCTCAAATCCGCGCGGCGGCGCCGCGCGATCGCGCCTACAAGATATCGGACGGGCAGGGGCTGTTCCTCTACGTCGCGCCGACGGGGCTCAAAAGCTTCCGCATGTCCTTCCGCTTTTGCGGGAAGGAGCAGCTGCTCGTCTTCGGCCGGTTCCCGGAAATGACGCTCGCCGAAGCGCGAGACGCGCGAGACCAGGCACGATTGCAAATTCGCAATAACATCAACCCGGCTGGCGCGCGTGCGCGCGCGCACGAGGCTGCTGCCGCGGCCGCCGGCGCGACCACATTCGAACGCGCAGCGCGCAGCTGGGCGACGCTGCAGCGGCCGACCTGGTCGGCCGAACATTACAAGGACGTAATATACAGCCTGGAGCGCCACGTCTTTCCGGCGATCGGCGGCCGCGCGCTTGGACAAATCGACAAGCACCAGGTGCTCGAGGTGATACGCGCGATCGAGGCGACCGGCGCGATCGAGACGGCGCGGCGCGTCCGGACGCGGATCTCGGCCGTGTTTCAGTCGAGCCTGGCGGATAACGATCCGGCGGCGGCCGTGAAGAAGGCCATGGCGCCGATCGAGGACGGCGACCACCAGGACGCCGTTTTGACGATCGAGGCGGCGATCGAGGCGCTCGTCGCGCTCGAATATGCAGCGACGCGGCCGATTGATGCGCTCGCGGCCCGTTTTCAGGCGCTCACCGCTGTGCGGCCTGGCGTTATCCCCGGAACGGTCTGGGAAGAATTTGAGGGCATCGACTGGGAAACCGGCGCCGCGATCGCGCCGATCTGGCGGATCCCGGCGCGGCGCATGAAGCTGACCGTCGCAAGGAAGAAGAAAGAGATTTACGACCATAGGGTGCCACTGTCGGCCGCGGCGGTCGACGTGCTGCGCCGCGTGCGGGCGCTCGCGATCGATCCGGTCCTGGTTTTCGCGCGCGGCCGATCATCGCCTATCGGCATAAATGCGCTCCTCACATTGCACGCGGCGGCCGGCCTGGCCGGCCGTCATTCGCCGCACGGCTGGCGGGCCTCATTCTCGACGATCATGAACCAGCGCCGGCGGCAGGACCGCGAGGAGATCAACCGCGCGCTCGCCCATCTGCCGGAAGACAAGGTCGAGGCCGCCTATAATCGCGCGGAGCTGCTGGATCTGTGGCGCGACATATTCGCGGAATGGGCGGCGCTGCTGTGCGGCGCCGAGGCCGAGCCCGAGGCCGTCCGCCTACCCGAAGCCGCGTAATCGCGCCTGACGCGCCGCCTGGGCCCGCCCAGGACCCGATTGAAGCGCGATCCGACCTCACGTCAGCAGGACGACAGAACCCGCATGCTCTCTCCGGAGAGCACGTGACGGCGCAAGCCGGCACCTCTGCCAGAACAGTCGTGGCAGACTAGTCGGCTCGATCGAGCGTTTGGTGGGCTTGGGGGCGACTCTAACTGCGCGTGGCGCAGCCACTCCGCACGATCTTAGATCCTGCCACGGGTTTCTGACCCGTTGGAGGACTCGCGTTCGTCTCTACCGCGCCCTCCAGGCGGGCAAGGGCGGCCGCCAGGGCCGGATCCTGCACCTGCGGCGGTTCGGCCGTGCTAGCCGCGCTATGGGCGCCCTGCTGCTGCCTGCGGGCCCGCCAATGCGCGACGCTTTGCGCGATGCGCCTGGCCCATTTGGCCGGGGCCTGGATGCGGTAAGCGTTCGAGATCTGGCGCACCCGAGGACCGGCGCCTTCTGCATCTTCGATCACTTCCGTGCGGCGTAGCCAATCCAGGAAGCCTTCGTCCTTGAGGCGCTTCAGCGCGCGGATGACGGCGCTACGAGCCCGGCGGATCCGCTTCGCGATCCAGTCGATTGCCGGATCCAGTCGACCATTGCTCCACTGCACGACCGACATCAGCGCCTCGAGCACCTGCAGGCCGATATGGCCGAGGGGCCCATTGCGTTGCCCAGCCTGCTTGCCGAGCAGGTCGTGCATCTTGGCTGCCTCGAGCGTCGCCTGCAGCTCGGTCCGATCGGTCGCCCGCCAGAAGCGCGCCTCGCGCTCGCCACGGTGGCGGCTGTTGCGCCGCACGGGCTGGAAGGTTCGTGCGTGCCGGCCCTTTTTGCGGCCGGCCAGGAGGTCGCCAACGCTGGGCGCGGGCGTGTGAACGCGGGTGCCGCTCATCGCGTCGCCTCCCGCCGCGCCGAATCGGCGCCCATCAGGGCTAACCCGTTTGGCAGCCGGAACGACCGACGCCTTAGGGATTTATGAGTTTTGGGAGGGTTCAGTCTCAGTTGCGTAGTTTTCCCGCCGAATCGCGTCCTCTCCAGGCGTGAGGGGGCAGGAATGGGAGCGCGACCGGCACCACCGGTCGCGAGCGTAAATAACGGCATTTCGGCCTCCCCGGGGCTTCAGCCCGGTTGCAGGACGATGGACGCACGAAATCGCCGGCTGTCCGGGCATGGTCAGCCGCCGTGATCGTGATGGGCGAGTATCAGGGGGTTGGACGCATCACGGCGGGCCGCGCGCACGCCGCCAGAGCGCTTCGAAATGGGTGTCGAGCAGACGCCCCCCCGGGGCCCGCACAGTCAGCCTTTAAAGGAGCGCAGATCCCACGGGGGTGACTGGTGGTAGCGGTCCTCCGCTACCAGCGCGATAATTGGCCACCCCGGCACGTGCGACCAAATGGGCGCACGCGGGCGCGCATTCGGGCTTCAACTCTGCTAGCCGGACAGTCCCAGCTGCCGAGAGGAAGATATGGATCGTCTGTTCACCGCCATCGCCAATGCCATAGCCCGCTTCGTCGGCGATCCGATCGCGTTTGTCACGGCGCTCCTGATCGTGATCGTGTGGGGGGTAACCGGACCGCTCTTCCATTATTCCGATACCTGGCAGCTGGTGATCAACACCGGCACCACGATCGTGACGTTCCTGATCGTCTTCCTGATCCAGAATTCGCAGAATCGCGATGCCGCGGCCATGCAGGCCAAGCTCGACGAACTGATTCGTGCGGTGAGGGAGGCGCGCGGTCAGTTCATCGGCATCGAGCATCGCACCGACAAGGAGATTCAGGAGATACGCACGCTGCTGGAGGAGGAATGCGCGAAAGAAGAGCAGGAGGCGCCGCATAAGCCGCACAGCAACACC